TGAGAATATAAAAGACAGTAATTATGTTGAGTGGAGCGATAGAGAAACTAGATTTTTTACTAACATTATATGTATAAATAAACAAGACCCTCATAAACCATTTCTTGTCTACAATAAAGATATAAACATATTGACATCATTGGTTGCTATTATAAACAGAGAGCCTATGGTTTGGAGAGCAAGGTGTGGAAAACGTTATTATTATATTGATAGCTTTGGAGATATTGATACTGCTGTTGATGTGTATTCTACCAGCGACGACACTAGGTACAATTTAGGTAATTACTTTGAAACTGAAATTGAGGCTAAGAGGGTTTTAGATAGTAAAGAATGGAGAGATTTTTGGAGTAAGGTTAGAATGGGAGGTATTGTATTATGAAAAATGAATTTGATTTTAAAAAAGCTGAGACATTAATATTAGAACACAAAGTTGATGAGATGACTACTAGCGAATATACTCATTTAAAAACATATAGTGATAAATTTAAAGATTATAAATTTGTTAAAAATAGAGAGCCTATAGAACGTTATTCAAGGATTATGAAGTAAAAACTTATAAGGCAAGTGATTAAAATGTTAAAAAAGGGTATGCTAGGAGGTATATTACGATGATTAAATATATTTTAGATGTGAAAACTGCTGATAGAACTTTTAAGGTTTATTTATATAGAAAAGATTATTTAACAGAGGACGAAGTTGAAGAAGAAAAGATAAGATTTTGTAAGGAATTGAGAGAGAGTTATAACAAGGCTAATAGTAGTATAGAGATTTTGGAGGCTGGAATTAAGGTGGTGGAGTAAATGACTATCTTATTGATATTATGTGTACTTTATGTATTAACATTACCACCTAAGGAGGAAAAGAAAATGAAAAAACCTGAGAATTTTACTGATATTATTAATTTACAAAAGGATTTAGATAAGAAAATAATAAATTATAGACCTAGAAGACTAAAAGATATTAAGAAATCTTTGATAGCTGAACTTATTGAATTTGATGAGGAAAGTATTGATAGTCATAAAACTTGGAAGACTAAGAAAAGAGATAAATCAAAAGAATTAGAAGAACTAACTGATGTTTGGTTTTTTGTAGCACAAATGATTAATTACGCTTATGACATTGGAGATATTACATTATTAGAATTGAAATCATTAGATACATTCTTTATGGAGAACAATTATAATTATTTTGGAGATATAGATGTTTTAACTGTTGTAAATGATTTGAGAACACCTGTTATGACATATGAGTGGTTAAGAGTTATTGTACGTGATTTAAAATGTTTGAGTTTAAATTATGGATATAATAGTAATGATTTATTGGACTGCTATTGGTTTAAATGGAACAAGAATATCAACAGAATCAATAGTGAATGGAATTAAGGAGGATATAATGATATTGCTAGTATATGTATTTTTAACTTTTTTATACGAACAAGATATAAGTTTAATTGTTGGTTTGATGTGTTTTATGATAGATATGTCTATATTGGAATTGGTGGAGTTTATTATTAAAAGGAGGTATAAATAATGGAACAAAAGATAATTCATAAAAAGATAGAAGATGTATTATATGCTTATCCTAAATATCAAAATAGATTGAGAGAAGAACAAAAGCATTTAACAAATGTGGAGTTAGAAAAGTCTTATAGACTAAAAGAATTAAACAATCAAAACTGTTATGAGTATAAGAGTGAGTTAGAGAAGTTAGAAGAAACAAGAGATAGAATATATCATAATATAAAACGTTATGAAGAAATTTTATTCAGGATAGATGAGTGCCTAGATATGGTAAAAAGTATGAAGTATTATGATTTTATACCAATGAAGTATTTTAATAAAAAGACTTATGAGGAGATAGCTGAGGAGTTTGACATTAATATTAGTAGCACTTACAAAGTAAAAAGAAAAATGTTGAGTAGTTTGGAGATACATTTTCTAGCACAAAAATTAATTTGCTATTGACAAAATATAAAAAAAGGAGAAAACAGGGAGAAAACAGGGATATTTTAAGGAGAAAATTTTTATGTTATTATGTTAGTATAGAAAATTGTAAAGATTTTCTTAGTGCATTTTTTACTTTTTCTCTTTGTTTACTTGTTTAATATATCCCCCTTGAGTTGTTTGAGGTCAACTATAAAAAACCTCTTTTTAATTTTAAGGGAGATGATAGTGATGTTGATGACTATATGTAGCACGTGTGGTAAGAAGAAACCTGCTAACACCGAATGTGAATGTAGTAAGGATAGGCACAAAGTTTACGATAGAGAATACAGAGATAAAGATAGTGCTGAGTTTTATAATAGCAAGGCTTGGAAAAGTTTAACTAATCAATGTAAAGCTAAAGCAAATGGATTAGATATATATGAGTTGATGGTAAACAATAGATATGTTGTAGGTACATTATCTCATCATATAGAAGAACTAAAAGACAATAAGAAACGTGGGTTAGATATAAATAATCTTATATGGATAAGTGATAAGACTCACAATCATATCCATTCTGAGTACGATAAAAGTGCTGAGAGTAAAAAGGATATGCAAAATAAATTATTTGATATACTAAATAAATATTATAATGATGATAAGATTGTTTTAGAAGTGATAGGGGGGTACTGAATGAAATATTTTTGTACTGTTCCGATACCGCAACCCCTCTATTTTTTAGAGAAATTGCCAATATATAGGATTTACGTGTAAAGGTATTTTACTTGACAGGAGGTGTAACGTGAGTAGAAGTAGAAAAGTGATAGATATTAGTACAGGAAAAATAGGTAAAGAAAAGATACAAGCTAGAAAAGAAGCTGAAAAAAAATTAAAAGCAAATAGAGATGACTTGATTGCACCTGAGTGGTTGAGTGAGAACGCTAAAGCTGAATTTAATAGAGTTGTCAGTGAATGTGATAAAATCAATATTTTGGATAATTTAGATTTAGGTGTTTTGGCTATCTATTGTAACGCATATGATGGTTACATAGAAACAACTAAAAAACTTGAAATTGAGGGTGTAGTTAAGAAAAAAATGACTCGAACTGGTGAATTAGAATTTATAAATCCATTAGTGAACGTGCAAGAAAAATATGTAAAATACATAATGCAATCCTCAACAAAATTAGGATTAGCGACTACTGATAGACTAAAACTTATAGTACCTGTTAAAGAAGAACAACCTGAAAATAAATTTATTACGTTGTTGAAAGAAAGACAAGCGTAAATGATGGATAGAACAACTGCTTATGCTAAATTGGTTGTAAGTGGTAAAAAAATAACAGGGAGAAAAGAGTACTTAGCTTGTAAAAGACACCTTGATGACCTTAAAAAGAAGAAATTTGACTATAAATTTGATGTTGATGAGGCTGAATTTGCTATCAATTTTGCTAATAATTTGATTATGAAAGATGGTAGTGAGTTAAAAACAAGGGGTTTTCAAGAGTTTATTATTGGTAGTTTGCACGGGTGGAAAAAGAAAAAGACTGGAGATAGGCGTTTTAGAGAGGCTTATTTACAGGTTGGAAGAAGAAACGGAAAAAGTTTTTTAAGTGGAATTGAAAGTACATTATTTAGTTCTATGATTGGTGTTAAAGAGCGTATATTTTGTGCGGCGACTAAACAAGACCAAGCTAACATTGTATGGGACGAAGTAAGGAATTTCATTGAAAGTGATAAAGATTTAAGTGAATTGTATAGAGTAAAAGAACACGATAGAACTATTAAAAATTTAATTACAGGTACAGTTATAAAAGCATTGAGTAAAGACACAAAAGGTATGGACGGGTTTGGTAATGTATTGGCAATATGTGATGAGTTACACGCACACCCGAACAACCAAATATATAAATTATTATTGGACGGACAAGCTGATGTTGATAATGCTTTAACTCTTGCTATAACGACTGCTGGATTTAATTTGAATAGTTTTTGTTACGAACAATATCAGTTTTGTGAAAAGATTTTGGAGGGTGTTATTGAAAAAGACACTCTTTTTATTTTTATCTGCGAAATGGATAAAGATGATGACATATGGAATTGGAATAACTGGTTAAAAGCTAATCCATATTTTCTCTATGAAGCTGATGGAGTAACACCTAATAAGAAAAAAATTGAGTTGTATAAACAAAAAGCTATTGACGCAAAAGAAAAAGGTGGAGATGAGTTAAGAAATTTCCTAACAAAACAATTAAATCGTTGGGTTACTACTGGAACAAGTCAATACATCAACCTTGAGAAGTTTAAAGAGTGTGAAAGTGATTTAAGTTTAGATGATATGAAAGGTAGAAGTTGTTATTTAGGTTTTGACTTATCTAAAGGAGGCGATTTAACAAGTATCGCATTAGTATTTCCATTAGATGATGAAAAAATCTATATTTACAGTCATTCATTTATGCCTGAATTAAGACTTGAAGAACATATAAAAACAGATGACGCACCTTACAACATATGGGTTAGACAAGGTTTGTTGACTTTGACAAGTGGTGCTTTTGGAATGAAAACAGATTATAAGTATATCATATCTCATTTAAAAGAGATTATAGACAAATTTGATTTGAAAATCCTTGAATGTGGGTACGACGCTCATAACGCAGGAAGTTTTTTAGCTGATTTAGAGTTTTTAGATTGTGATTTAACTGAGGTTAAACAATCGGCTAAGTCTTTAAATGACGCAACTGTTGATTTTGCTTTGTCTGTTGACGCATTACAAGTTATGTATGATAAGAAAAATGGTTTATTAAAATGGAGTATTAGTAATGCGACGACTGTTGAAAATAGCTTTGGAGAAAAGAAAATTGATAAACAAGCTAGGAAGAAAAGGATTGACCCTGTTGACGCTGTAATTGACGCTTGGAAAGTGATGTTACTTAATAAAGAATCAAAAATAAACAATGATGAATCTGTTGATGAATGGTTAAAGTTTTTTGGTAAAGGAGGTGATAAGGAGTGAATATATTTAAAAGATTTTTCAATAAGACAGAGGAGAAATCAATAGTACAAAATTTAACTTTTAAAGAGTTTTTTGGAATAGATGTGGATAACAGTTTATCTGAGATTACATATTATACTTGTTTAAAAGTTTTATCTGAAAGCGTTGGTAAATTATCAATACACTTGAAAGATAGCAAAAACAATAAGATAGTAGACCACGACGCTTTAAAGAAATTAAAGTTTTCACCCAATCCTTTTATGACCTCTACACCAATGATGACTCTATTGGAAACGTGGAGAAATCATCACGGAAATGCTTATGCTTATCTAAGTTATGATAATAGCGGAAATTTAATAGGTATTTATCCATTACACCCGCAAAATGTAAGGTTGTGGATAGATAATGCAAAATTATTCAGTGGAAGTGAAAAACTTTACTACGAATATATAAAAGATGGTAAATCATATTATTTTAAAAGTGATGAGATTTTACATTTAAAAGGTGGTTTAAGTAAAGATGGTATTGTTGGTGTTAGTGTTAGAGAAACATTGGCAACTACGCTAACTGGTGTAAAAGCTAGTCAAAAATACTTAAATAATCTCTATGAACGTGGATTGACTGCTAAAGCTATTTTGAAATATACGGGTGATTTGAGTAAGGAAAATCAAAAGAAAATGTTAGAGACTATGGGAGAGTTTATCAACTCAAACAACAACCCTAGTGGTATTTTTCCTTTACCGATTGGAATGGATATAATCCCTTTGGATTTGAAATTGAGCGATAGTCAATTCTTTGAGTTGAAGAAATACACTGCATTACAAATTGCAGGAGCGTTTGGAGTAAAGCCAAATCATCTAAATGATTATGATAAATCATCTTACTCCAATAGTGAAATGCAAAACCTGACATTTTATGTGGATACATTACTATATATTTTAAGTCTTTATGAGGAGGAGTTTAATTTAAAACTCTTAACTGAAAAAGAGAGGTTGAGTGGACTACGTTTTGAGTTTAATGTAGCAACAATTTTAAAAGGAGACTTGAAAACACAAGCCGAATGTATCACTAAATTTATTCAATCGGGAGTTTACACAATCAATGAAGCTAGAAACTTAATGGGATTACCTAGTGTTGAGGGTGGAGACATTATAGTTATGAATGGTAGTTATGTACCTTTAGAAGACATAGGAATTGCGTATAAAGACAAAAAAGGAGGTGGCGATAATGGATAAGAAGTGGTTAGAAATAAAGAATAAAGCAGATATTACTGAAATTTATATCAATGGAGATATAGTTAGCGATAGTGATAATGATGGTTTTTATGAATTTTTTGATTTAAACAACCCAAACGTATATCCGCTAGATGTCGCAAATGCTTTAAAAGAAGCAGGAGAAGTACACGTACATATCAATAGTTATGGTGGAGATGTATTTGCAGGATTAGCAATCTCAAATATGTTAAAAAATCATAAAGGAAGAACAGTAGCTTATGTTGATGGGTTATCTGCAAGTTCTGCCTCTATAGTTGCCTTTGGTTGTAATGAAATTATTATACCTAGTAACGCATATCTAATGATACATAGAGTTAGTTGTGGAATGTTTGGTAATGCTGATGATTTCTTAAAGCAAGTGGAAGTAATGGAAAAAATTGAAGAGGGTATTGTTGATACCTATATGGAAAAAGCTGTTGATGGTGTAACGAAAGAGCAAATATACGATTTAATGAAAGCTGAAACGTGGTTTACTGGTACTGATTGTTTAAATTATTTCAATGTAAAAGTAGATGACAGTATTAGTTATTTGAATAAAATTGAAACAAAACAAAAATATAATCATATTCCTGAGGTTATAACTAACAAGAATATGGAATTGGCTAGATTAGAAAAAATGAAAAAAGAGATTGACTTGGAGGTATTTTAAATATGAAAAAATCAATAGAAATGAAAAAAGAATTAGAAGCAATGAGAAATGAAATAAAAGCCCTTAAAGATGAGGGTAAAATCGAAGACGCTCACGCAAAATTGACTGCATTTAAGGAATTAGAAAATAAAATTAAAGAAGTGGAAACAGAGGAGGCATTAGAAGTTATGAATGAAAAAACTAAAGTAACTGTAACAAATGGAATGAACGCAAATAGATTATTTAATAGAGTTTTATTAGGAAAACCTATAACAGATGATGAAAGAGAGTTTTTAAACGCTGTTGGTACTCCTGGGCAAGTTGAGGCAACTGACGGAAAAGGTGGATATTTAGTGCCTGTAGAACAATTCAATCAAATAAAAGAGTTAAGAAGAAATAAAGTTGAATTAAAGACATTATGTAACGTTCAACCTGTTAAATCATTAAGTGGAAAACAACCAATTGAAAAAAACTCAAATGGAGAGTTAATTGCTTTTGATGAATTAAACGCTATAACTATGAGCGATATTGATTTCGGACAAATTGAATATAAAGTTAAAGACTATGGAGATATAATTCCTGTATCTAACACATTATTAGCTGACGAAAATGCAAATTTAACTGCTTACATTGGAAAAAGATTTGTTAAAAAAGCTGTAAATACTGAAAACAAAAAGATAATTGCTGAATTAAAAACTTTAACACCAAAAGCTGTTGCTGACTACACTGGAATAAATAAAGCATTAAACATAGATTTAGACCCAGCTATCTCAGAAAATGCTGTAATTATTACTAACCAAACAGGTTTTGATTTCTTAGATGGTTTAACAGATAAACAAAATAGACCATTACTTGAAGTAAATCTACAAAATACAACACAAAAAATCTTTAAAGGTAGAAAAATTGTGGTTGTAAGTGATGAATTATTACCAATGAATACAACTAAAGCACCAGTTTTTGTCGGAGATATGACTGAATTTATCACATTCTTTGATAGAGAGGGCTTAGAATTGGCTGTATCGACTGAAGCAGGATTTACTAAAAACGCTACATTTATGAGAGCGATTGAAAGATTTGACCTTGCTAAAGTTGATGATAAAGCGATGGTTTACTTAGAACTTGCTACAAAATAATAGGAGATTGATTTTATGGATAATTTTTTAACTTTAAAAGAGGTTAAAGACTATCTAAGAATTGATTTTGATGATGATGATTTATGGTTGCAATCTCTTATGGTTGCAACTATGGATTATCTGAGAGACAGTATAGATGACTTTGATAAAAAACTTGAAAAAGAAAAATTTAAGAGTAGAGCCAAAATACTAGCTTTAGTCTTATTGCAGGATTGGTATGATAACAGAGAACACGCTGAAAGTAAAGACTTTACTTATACAGTAAGGAGTATGATGACTCAATTGCAAGTCAGTGGTAATTATGAATGATCTAACGAAAAAACTAAGACATTTAGTTGAAGTATATGAAATGACTACCACTACAAATAGTTTAGGAGAGAATGATAGTACACCTAATCTATTGAAAAAAGCATATGGTGAAATACTACCTTTAAATTCTAGTGTTAAAACAGGTCAAGCTAATACAGAAAACAACCAGCACCAATTTAAGTTGACATTTCGGATTAAATCACTGAAAGGACTTAAAAAGGACTGGTTTTTTATTTTTGAGGGTTTAAAGTACGAAGTTATCTATTTTAACAGAGATTTTAAAGACAATCAATTCATAGAAGTTTTTTGCAATAGAGTTGAGGAGTAACAATGGACGGATTTACTATTGAGGAATTAGATAAACTTGAAAAAGAAGTATTACGCCTAGCTGGAAAATATCCTAATGAGACTAAAAAATTCTTACAAACGCAAGGAAATAAATTGAAAGCTAAAACTAAAAAAATTGCTAAAAGTAAAGTTAAATCTAAAAAAGGTAATTATCTGAGAGGTTTTAAACGTGGTAAATACTACAAATATAATGGAGAAGACGATTGTATTAGAGTTTATAACTATATGTCTCACGCTCATTTGATTGAAAACGGACATATCATCAAAGATAGGACTGGTAAAGAACACGGATTTAAAAAAGGATATTTTGTTTTAGAACAGGCTCATAGAGATTATTATGATGAGTTTGTTAAAGCTACCGATGATTTTGTGGGTGAAGTAATAAAGAATGGAGGGTTTTAGATGATTAAGTTGAGTGAAATATTAAAAGCAGTCAATAGTACATTAAATAAAGCCTATCCTAATGTAACAATTGATAGTAAAGATTTATCTGAGAGTTTCAATAGACCTAGTTTTAGGACTGAATTAGATGGTTTGAAAACAAGTGCTTTTATGACAACTTTCAAGGAGAGACGTTTTACTATCAGGATTTACTTTTTTAATACTGTAATCGGTAAAGGTAAAGAAGAACGTTTAAAAGTAATTGAAGCAATAGAAGACGCTTTTTTAGGCTCAGTTAAAGTAAATGAGACTTTTATCATACCAATCGATGATATTGAATTTGATGAGACTGATGACGGAGTTTTAATTGCTAGTTTTGATACTTTAACAATGGAACAAATAACAAATGATGTAGATAAGTATTTAATGGAAGAATTAGAATATCGTTTTGATAAAAAGTAATGTTACGTGACAAATAGGAGGTTATAAGATATGGGATTACCTAGTATTGAGATAATTTTTAAACAATTAGCTGTTACAGCTATAAAAAGAAGTCAATTAGGAATAGTTGGACTTATAGTGAATGAAGTAGGTAAAAATTGGACTATGAAAGAGTATAAAACAGTTGTTGACATCGACTCTAATGATTTCTCAGCTGAGGTTTTACCTTTAATCAAAGATACTTTTGAATATACACCAAACAAAGTATTAGTTTTTAATAATGGTGCTGGAACATTATCAGATACATTGAAATTAGTAGCACAAGAGAGAGTAAATTGGATTGGATTAGCTTATGATGGAGCAAGTGGAGATACAGCAACCCTTGTAAGTTGGATTAAGTCAATGAGAAAAGCTGGTAAAACTTATAAAGCTGTTGTATTTAAAGCTACAAAGCCAGACAACAAAGGAATTGTAAATTTAATGAATGACAAAGTAACTTTTGTTGACAGCAGAGGAGAGGTTGACGGTTGGCAATATGTACCTAGTGTACTTGGAATGTTAGCAGGGCTACCAATGACACGTTCAGCTACAAGTTTTCTTTGTGGAAATTTAAAGGAAGTATCTATATTTGATGATATAAACGATGTCATCGATAAAGGTGG